GATCTTCATTGTTTAATAACAATAACTTCATGTAAGTTATTTGACTGTCAGACACATTGTTAAATGCATCATACCACTTCAATGATAGATTCATTGGTCCTTTTATTCTTTCTTTAATTCTTTGTAATTGTATATCAGGAAGAGCAATTTTTTTTTGTAATTGCGACCAGTATTGTATATCTTCATATAGACTTTTACCAATACTATTTCCCTGTGCTGTATTAAAAAACAAACCTTTCTTTTTTAAATAAGTTGGCAGTGGTTTTAATAATGATTTAGTTCTGGTTAGTATTAACCAATCACCAGTAGACATATCTATGTCAGATATTTTATATCGTTTATAAATTTCACCAGATTCAGACTTTGGAAAATACTCTTTGTCAATTCTATTATCTTGTATTCTATCAATGACATCTAATGCAATTTTTTGTATACTACTTGGCACTCTTTCTGACTTTGTTAGTGGTATTTCTGTTGCATCATAATTAATAAAAGAATCTACATCTGCACCAGCCCAACCAAATATAGCCTGGTCATCATCTCCTGCTACCCACACATCACACTTAGTATCTTGTTCTATTTTATTTATCATAGACCATTGTATTAATGACAGATCCTGCGCCTCATCTACAAATATAACATCAAACTCTGGTATGTCTTTTGTATCTAAAAATTTCTGTATCATGTCTGTAAAGTCAATAAGACCATATACTTTTTTATAGTTGTTAATTTCTTTTTCTATTGCATCTAATTTGTTTCTTTCAATTTTAGACAGGTGTTCGTTTAAATCTAGTTGATCTAATACAGATATTTGTTTTACTCTTGCTAGGTTAATTAGTCCTAGGTACTCACTATCAGAAGAAAATATACCATTCCAATTATTAGTTTCATATGATGCATATTTAATTTGTATACCACAGGTATCACCTATTGCTTTGTAATTAAGATCCTGCATTACGTTTTCTTCTTTAAGACCTAGTCTATTAAATGCCAACGAGTGCAGTGTTTGAAAGTATTTTATATCTTTTTTTGTAAGTTCTGTTTTTATTTTTAAAAATCTATCTCTTGCTTCACCTGCAGCCTTACGAGTAAAAGCAAAATAACCTATACGATTTAGTGGCACGCCTTTATCTACATATTTCTGCACCTCGTTTAATAGTCTTCTTGTTTTACCTGTGCCTGGTGGTCCTACCACTTTATATCTCATTCGTCGTACCACCTTTTAGCATCTTCCACATGCTCTCCTAATGTATTAAATGGGTATCTAGCATTACAATTTACACATGCCCATCTTACAAACTTACCCGTTGCATGATTGTGATGTAGTACAATTTTAGTATTACCTTTACCACAATGCTCACAATTTTCTGGTTTTGGTGGTGTAGAAGGATCTTTTTCTAAAGCATGTCTTATACCACGTAATTTATTTTCGCAGTTTTTACATTTATTTTTTAATCTTTTATACATTTCTTGAGTTTTAGATTTTACTTTAGCACTAGCTATGTGAAAATTTTTTTGATTAAATTCTAAATTACATCCATCACAAACTTTCGTATCCTCTTCGGACCCTAAAACTTTATGCTCTATACCTTTGTATATTCTTATAAAATGTTTCATATATAATATCTTGTAAATATAAAATAAGCTGTCATGGCAGTAAAAAATAATAAATCCATATATGCTTTTTTAGGCCACATTAGTAATTACTTTCTTTTCTCTCAACTGGTTTGTATTCTATCTTATCTATGTGTAGTTGTTTTAGTCTACATACTTTAATTGTTTTGCCATCTACATTTAGTGAATGGTTAAACTCAACTTGACATTTATCTTTTAGTTTCTGTGCTATTCTTTCTTCTGGTATTTTCCAACTAGATCCTAGGTGATCTATAAAAGAATTAAATCTAAAAAAGTGATGACCTTCTTCTGTTAAACAAGAACCACTGTTAATTTGTATTCTTTGTTTAGCTCTTGGCCCATTGACACAATATTGATATAGTTCTTCATTCAATCTATCTTCTATTTGTGTGCCTGCTGGCGGTGATATTTTAGTAGAACCTTTTCTAAGTTCTGTAAGTTTTGCTCTAAAGTCTTTTGGTTTTAATGGTTCGTGATAAATACCTGTTTGTTCCCATATCAAATCTAATAACTCTGTTTGTTTTGTAATTAATCTTCTGTGATTTGCAACAACACCTTCTTTAGTTCCATCTGGTAATACAACATTAAATCTGTATTCTGGCTCTGCATACATTATAATTTCAAAATCTGTAATGTCAGGAAACATAGTAATACTATCTGACTTAACACCAAACGGTCTTGAGAAACAAAGTGTACGCATACACTTGCTTTGTATTGGATCTTCATAACAAGTATGACCTGCAGTATCTTTTTTCCATGCAGTTATCTTAGAATCTAGTTTTGTTTTATCCCATGGGTCTTCTAAATAACTATAGTTTGCTTTTGCAACTTGGTCTGGCCATTTGTCTTTATATTTCTTTTTAGCAAAGACCATGTAATTATACATAAATCTATCTCTGCCATCATCTAATTTTCTTTTTGAACACAAAGCTAAACATGGTGGACCATCTTCAAATTCTGGATCTGTACCTACTAAAATATTTCTGTATGTTTCATCAACTAATTTTTCTAATTCTTTTTTGCCAATTTTATTTTGATTGGCAACTTCTATAAATTTTTCTATGTCTAATTTGTTGTTGTCTTTATCAACTGCATATCTTTTTGTGTTACCATTATTATAGTATGGTAAGTTTATAAAGTTACCTGGTTTTATTTCTCCTTTGTCATCTTCCTTTAATTCTTTCTGTTTTGGAAAAACCTCTGTGTCGGGATCTAATCCAAGTGGCAGAAGAAAAGACTTCAGTGCCGAGATTAGATCGACAGCTGGTATTGGTTCCTTTAAAAACAAATAACAATGCAGTCCTCCGCTTTTAGATAACAATGGTATTAATGGTAGTTTAAATTGTTGAAACAATGCTAGATAGTTTTCTATTTTAAAACTAGCATAGTCTTTTGAGTCTATATCTATACAACCAAACTGAACTGTCTTATCTAGTCTACAAGGTTGTATACCGATAGATATCTTACCTTCAATGTGATCTTTATAATCACCTTGTGTAATAGGTCTACCAGCCCATTCGTAGTTTGGTTTAACTTTGTTTTTGTCAGTGTCTAATTGTGCCGAAGACAT